ACTGCGCGGTGAGGACCAACAACTAATAAATATCACTACTTTTTAGTAGGATCAAAGGGCGGCTCTAGGGTCGCCCTTTTTTTTTAGGCGCATAAATACCCGTACTGCTGTCGGTCGGCAATGATAGGGAGACCGTGTGGAGCATATGCTCCACTAACATTATTATAAAGGAGTACTGAAGTATGGCCATAGGTCGTATATCAGGGTCGGTACTGAAGTCAAACCTAACCAGGAATGGCGTCGACCTTGCATTTGAAACAAACCTACTGTATCTCGATGTCACCAACAGTCGTGTGGGTATCGGTACTTCAGAACCCACAACAGCATTACAAGTAAACGGAACAACCACAACTACAGGACTTACCGCCTCGGGTGCCATCGCCGCAAACGGATCTGGCAACAGCATCACAGTGGCTGACACACTGAGGATAGCACAATCAGGTTCGGGACTGAGGATGACCAATGTGGGTGCGTTCGACAACGACGGTTCAGACAACTTCCGTATTTTTTCGACTAACGATCTGATTCTCTCATCTAATGGTGATTCGAACACAGCACTGACCATCGACGGGACCACACAAGACGTCACCATAAATCAGGATCTAGGAGTCACCGGAACAGTAACGGCAACAGCATTCGCTGGTGACGGATCACAACTGACGGGCATAAACGTCGACACCAACATACAGATAGTTGGGGACGATTCAACAGGTGCCACACTGGGCACGGGCGAGACATTCAAGATAGCGGGTGGCACAAACGTAACTACGGCAGTGAGTGGCGACACACTGACCATAACTGGTCCGGATCTAACATCTTACATAACTGCTTCCAGTACAGATACATTCACTAATAAATCTATCAGTTTAACAAATAATACATTAAGTGGTACGACAGCAGAATTCAACAGTGCTTTGAGTGATGGTTCGTTCGCCACACTGGCCGGCACAGAAACCTTAACGAACAAGACACTGACCACACCAATTATTTCTAGCATCAGTAACACGGGCACTTTAACTTTGCCAACAAACACAGACACATTGGTCGGTAGAGACACAACCGACACCTTGACCAACAAGACCTTGACCAGTGCCGTGTTGAACACAGGAGTGAGTGGCACGGCTGTACTGGACGAGGACAACATGGCTTCAGACAGTGACACGCAACTGGCCACACAGCAGTCGATCAAAGCATACGTCAACACGCAAGTGGGTGCTGTGTCAACATCATCTATATCACAGGGCAACTCAGACGTCACAGTCACAGACTCGGGCACGGGTGCGATCACAGTATCAGCGGACGGGAACAGCATAATCACCATGAACGCGACCACAGTGTTGGACGCTTCTGCTACGACAAATGCGGTGAGACTTCCAAACGGAACGACGGCACAGAGACCAAGCGGGTCCGTAGGAATGATCAGATACAACAGTAGCACTGACACCATAGAGGGCTACACCACCGCGGGAGGATGGGCACAACTGGGGGCAACGAGTTCGATAGCTGAAAACACAAACGACACAACCACTAACACGGCCACTGCGATCAGCACAACGGCATCGGTTATAGATCAGTTTGTGACGACCAGTTTCGATTCAGCATGGTACCTGGCAGTGACCAGGGACGAGATCAACAACGAGGTTTCAACTGCCAAGTACAGCCTGGTGCACAACGACACGGACGCTTTCGTATCAGAATCACATGTCACACAGTCCAATGTTTCAAACACATATGTGAGCGTGACAGCAGATGTTGTGGGCGGTAACGCAAGACTGCTGGGAACGGGAGGATCTGTGGTTAACTCAGTCAGCTTTTATAGGATAGCCACCGGAGACAACACCATCGCGAGTACCACGGGCAACGTGACCACCACAATCAACTTAGACGTTGATTCCGCGGCGGAGAAGATAGACGGGTTCGCATTAGCATCAGCGAGAGGTGCAAAATATTACATTTCGGTCAACAACACGACCACGGGTGAGGTTTCCAACACCGAGGCCATGGTGGTGCACGACGGCTCAACAGCATACATTAACCAATACGGAAACGTCAACTCCGGCAACAATGACTTAATCACTCTAACGGCGGAAGTGGACTCAACGGAAGTTGTGGTCAAGGCTTCAGCACAAGCACCCAACTGCAGGGTCACCGTTTACAGGATACTGCTGGCAGATGATGAATCAGCGTCAACGGGAGACAACATCAACGTGGTGGAAGCCACCACAGTGGACTCAGGGGCCACAACAGTGGACAGTTTCGCGACTTCGGCATACACGGGCGCTTTCTATGTGTTCACAGGATACAACGCCGCGGAGGGTGCGGCATCCATACAGGAAGTCATGGTGGTGGCCAACGACGAGGCCTACATCACACAGGGACCTATGGTAAGTACCAAAGAATCTGACCAACTCACATTCACGGCATCACTGAGCGGCACAAACGTCACGGTGAAGGCGTCATCTACATCGGGCGCCAGCACGATCGTGAACGGATACAGGGTGCACATGTTGAGGGGATCAGCGGGTGCCTCGACTGCAGACACGGTACTAGTTTCAACAGAGCAGACAATAACCGGTGCTAAAACTTTTGCCAGTCCTATAGCATTAACCGTAGGATCTGATCCCACAACAGTTGTGGACAAGGCACACATATATGCCAAGGACGAGGCCGCCAGTGCTGAAGTGTTTGTAAGGGACGAGGCCGGAAACGTGACCAAAATATCTCCACACAATGAAGCCGGAGAATGGGAATACTACTCTAGGAACGTTAGAACAGGCAAAACGGTCAGGATCAACATGGAAGAGATGATCCGAGACATTGAGAAGCTCACAGGAAAAACTTATATAAAAAACGACTAGACTATCAGATCCAGTATAGTCTGTAACTTACCCTTTATCGATTTGTTGTTGAGTGTGTTCCTCAGGCCCATGTGTAGGTTCTTGGGCCAGCACTCGAACGCTGTCCAGCAGTAGCCAGAGTGTTCGGCGTTCAGTTGTGGTATGAATTCTGCGTCTATGGCTATGAGGTATGTGTGGAAGAAGAACTTTTGGTCATTGCTTGTGAACATCTCCAGCGGTATGATCTTCTTGAATTTGGGAGTATCACCTACTTCTTCCTGTATCTCACGCTTTAAACCCTCGAACGCTGATTCTGTGTACTTGGCCTGCCCTCCAACCAAACCCCACATGCCCTGTGTCTTTTTGTCAGTGCGTTGTAGGAACAGGAAACGTTTCGTGGAAGTGCTGTAGAACAGTGCGCCAGAACAGACTATGTTTTCTTTCATGTTTTATTATAACAACTTATCGGAATTTTATCAAGGGGTGGTTGCGTCGGTACTGGCGTCGTAATCTGATGAATTACCGTCCAGAACAATGCTCCAATTTCCCGCTGTGTACACGCCCTCGTATGACTTGACCCATTCCGTGCCATTGAATCTGTACTGTATTCCCGTGTTGAGATTGGTCACGTAGTGCTGTGTGGAGTCGGGATTTGATGCATCGAACGCCACGTTCCATTTTGAAGTTGTGCTGTTGTACTCTATGATATCGCCAACACCGGCCACCAGTGTGCCCCACGTTGCACTTTGGAACGATGCCGTGGAGTCGCCCACGTCGTTGATCACGAGATACCTGTCACCGTTTGCGGGGGTGCCTGGGTCAAAGGTTGATGGATTTATAATCTTCTTCACTGCGGTCAGTGAATTGCTCGGTATCGTGTCAGAATCTATGCTGTAGAGCAATATGGTGTCATCAAGTGTCGTTGTAGCAATGGTGCCCACGATCTCGTTTCCGTTTGGCTGTTTCAGTCTTATCTGCGATGTGCCGTTCGTGACTTTGCCATACTGATCTAGTAATACCTTCCAGTTCACCGCTGGTCCGAATGTTTCGAATGGGTCATAGTTCGACGGTTCGTTGGCACCCGTGTGGAATCCGTCTCCGCCTGATCCAACGTTTACTCCCGTGGTTCCCAACAGTCTCAGTTGATTACCTGTGACTAGCAATCCAAAGTTGTTTGGTGTGACGTAACTCCTGGACATAAGTTCTCCGTCTATGAGACCTTTGGCTATTCCGCCATCGTCGTCGTATATGCTCATTATTATCTTCTGTACCACACCCAGTTTCTTGACTTTCACTGGTGGTGACAGCCATATGGGCATAGAGAATGTTAATGTGGCAACGTCAATTTCCGAGTCCGCTCCCACTGGTATGGTCCTGGAACTGAATGTGGTGCCAGTCAGTTCCACGTAACTCAGGCTGGTCCAGTCTATGTAGTTGTCTGATTTCTGTATTTCAAAGTCTGGGTTGAACAGGTATAATATCTGTTCCATTATCTGTAGTTTCTGGTCAGTGTTAGAACTCCAAATGTCCGCTGTTACCTCTAACCTGAACGGAGAAGGCATGACTTTTTCCACCGTGTACCCGGCGCCCAGTTGGTTTGTGTATTCACCTGTGCTCTCATTGTAATCACGTTCTCTGAGGTGCTGTTTCTCTATGTGATAGGGATTCTGCATCCTGTCCCTGTCATAGTTCAATTCCCTCACGTAACAGGCTATCCTCGGTGCGTACTGTAAGGCATTCTCCGAGTTATTACGTATGATGTTGGCCACCTGTCTGGTTGGATCACCGTAGGTCACAGGCACCGCTCTCAACTGCACAGAACCGTCTGCGCCCTTGCCAGTCTCAACTGAGAAATTGCTCAGTATCCTTATAAATTGAGTTAGGAACTTCCTTACCTGTCCTTCGTAAAAGTGTAACATCTTTAATTGTCAGCCTTTGGTTTCAACGCATCCGTCAATGCCTGTCTCTGTTCAACTGTAAGTCCGTTTATCGTTGAGCTGGTAGAGTTGTTGACGAAACTGGTCTTGTAGTTGGCTCTGGAGTCGTTGTTGGTTGTAGTTATCCTAACTGAATCCTCAACTTTGACCCATCTGGTGCCGTCATAACGGAACAGCCTGTTGGGTAGATAATCCGTCCTCAGGAAGTAATCACCCGGATCCACACCCGAGGTTGGAAAGGATATGCCAAACCCTGCGGGATTTCCGTTGGGTGCCACTCCGTCACCGTCTAGGTAGAAACCATAGTGTGAACTGGCCGGCGTGTCGATCACGGCGTTCACTGTGTTGTCACTGCTGGCTCTCTGAGCCTCTGTGTTGACATTCTCTGTCCTGATGTTGCCTCTCTCATCAATAGGTGCGACGTAGTACTGTTTGTAGTTGAATCCCGATTTGGGAGCATCCTGTTCCGCCTGAGCAACGATCTGATCATTGATGGTCTTCTCCCTGTTGTATGTACTCATGTAACTGGCCACCGATCCCGCTGTTGTGGCATCGCCTATGATGTCCTTGAATTCCTGTGAATCTACTAGGGTTTTCATCTTTAGCCTTAATAGATGGGGCCACCATGTTTGTGAGAATCCCTCCGCGGCCCTGTTGACATCCTCTACCACGTAGTATCTCTTCAATGCTATGGGTATACTTTCATCCAGACTGTAGTCTTCCTTCATGTGAGGGAACTCTATGACATCACCCGCCATGGGTTTCCTACCGATTCTTTCAACTATGTCGTTGAGATGTACTGTGAGAAATAATGTGTCGTTCTGTAGGAACATACCAAACTGTGATAGGTTGAAGTCGGCGTCCTGCACGTTGTATATTCCCCTTACCACATACACATCGTCCGCATATTTCCTATCTCTGTTTTCTAGGAACAGTAGATCCTGGATAGTACTCTCGTTAAGACTGTCTCCGGAGTAGTTGGGTTGGGTAGGCGATGCTGGCCCGTCTTTGTTTGTATCACCTTGATTGTACGGACCCAGATATTTGTGGAAGTGTAGATCGGTACCCCCCACTGTGAACATCTCTCGAATGTTGCGGTCAAAAAACTTATAATCATTTCCCTTTTCGGGCTTGAAAATCGACAGTCTAGGCATATCATACATATTTATTGTATAGCTCAAACCAATAAATACGACTATGTCAGAACTTCAAACAGGACAACAAGAAATATTTGATTATGTAAAGAACAACCTCGGTGAGGGCATGATCGATGTGGAATTGGACCCAAAACACTATCAAACGGCACTGGAAAGAGCCACCAACAGATACAGGCAAAGATCGTCAAATGCTGTTGAAGAATCATATGCTTTCCTAGAATTAAAAAAGAACCAAAATTC